AACCACTTTTCTTCCTCTTTTTCTACATCCAATATCCCCACAGTAGCAATACGACTAAGATGTGAAGGCGTAACAAAATTACCAATTACAGGTTCAGAATTTCTAAAAATATTTATCATATGCATTGTATTAACAATTGCTTGATTTAATACATCGTAGTAGCCCATAATTGGAACTTCACCGATCCCCTTCTCAACCATCTGGTTATCCACCATCCAAAGAGTTTCTATCATACCAGAGCGAGCGTATTCTTGCAAGACATTTCTTACAATCTTGTCTTGCATTTTTTGTACCTCGCTAGCTAACCCAAGGTCGGACTGTATATAAAGTACCCTAACTTCATTATTTTTAAGTTGTTCTAGCAACCGAAGACTACCTCCTGAAATCTGCCCGCTGCCGGTGACGATAACTAGAACCTCCCTATTTATAAATTTCAATTTCTTTTTAAGTGAAGGAAAATACTGATCATACTCTTCGTGACTCTTGCGCTTCTTAATCGTAATATCGGCTTCTTTGTTGGTATCAATACCGTATATTTCGTACTGCGGAAATTTTGAAAAAGCTTTCGCAATATTGCAGCCAGCACTACCAAGACCCACCACTATCATTTCTCAACCCACTCCAATAAATTCTTTTTCATAACTTTAGGTCTTTCATTGTACCCAAATTCTTGGCGGCAGAAATATTTACTTTAAACACACCATACCTTGTTTGTTTAAAGGCATCAAGCAAGTTTAAAATTTCATATCGATCTTCTTCCGCCAGATCAATATACACTGCGTCATGTATTAAAAATGAGATATGGCTTTTCATCCCCTTCAAAAGCTTATAGACTTTATAAGCCTGCTCGTGCACCATATCAATTGTGGTGCTTTGAACGATGTAGTTCAAAGCATGATGCTCATCAACATCTTTCATTATTCTACCATAATCTGTCTCAATATTGAAGCCATCCCAATACTTATTTTTTACTGATTTCTTATCGTAAGCACGATTCGAGAGGAAATCCTCAGACTTGGGATTGTACATCCAGGCAAAAATTCTCTTCTTTGCTTTCTCCCGTGTCCCGATACCACGATAAATATTCTTTAAGTTCCAATCATGAATATCGATCATCGGTTGTGCTTTGCCCGCAAGGGCTAATAATACCCTTAATTCAGCTGCATTAAAATCAAGTTCCAAAAACCAATCATTCTTTGGTCTGATGCATGCACGAAATTCTTTATTCATCGTCAAAATGGGAAAAGTATTAGGCTGTGTCGCTAAACGCCCTGTAACGGTCCCCCAAGGATTATAATCACACACGTGCTTGGCGCTCTGTAACATACGCTGAAAATTCTTGCCGCGTACGGAACTTAAAAGATGCTTAATTGGCCCAATATTGATGTTTAGAGTCTGGGAGCGAACAGTTGACAACAGTTCGACCAAATTATATATAAAATTATAATTCTGTGGTCGTGGGTAAGTGTTTAAAACATGTTCTGTAATCTTATTTTTAGTATCCAGGTACTCAAACAGAAGATACTCAGGAAGGACATCATAAAAACAGTTTTCGTCTAACGAAAGCCGAGAGATGTTGAAGGCCTTGAAACATGATTTAAGGGTCTTTTTAATGCTGTCCCAGCTGGGTCGCAAATCCTCGGGGCATACCTCTGTAAGTGTCGCCCCGTGGCTATAAATACGAGCAATCTCGTAAGCTTCTCCTCGAAGATGAGGAGAGTAATCCCAAGTTTTTCCATCCAATGGAAGATGAGAGTTAAGACTAATCAAATTATTTGCGTAGTATCCCACACAATCAGATTTACTATCTAGCGGTTGAAAAAGCAGTTTATCCTCCCGAGTGTGGTCGGTATTTTAAGAAGTTGTGGAATAGCCGGCGATGTCGATAGCAAAAGTGTCGCCTGATTGATCAAAAATATCTTCAACTGTATGGCCCAATCCGGGTCGATATTTAAAGGCACACCGCGGCTCCGCACTAATCTCAATTCCTGTGTCTATTATATCACCTACTTTAAAACTGTCAAGATCTAAATTCGGATTTACCTGTCCATAGTTGGGAGGATATATATATGATCTATAAACTTCATATGCGCGCATGCGAATATTTTCTTCTGCCGGATAACTCTCCTTACTTTCAATATACCTTAACTTAGTGTATAAGTCAATTAAAAATTTATCTCCGGTTATATTTTTTATCTCTTGTATAGACAAAGACTGCCTATAATGGGTTACTTCTCGATAATGATTAGAAGCACATTTTTTATTGAAAATAACTTTTTGTTCCGCATAGACAGGACGTTGAGAAATAAATCTTGTGTAGCCCCGACACAAGATATACTTGAGTGCCTTGAATCCTTGTTTGTAAGTTTTAGCATAATAGATATCAAAAAAATTATTTTCATTAATAGTAAATTTATGCTCCACATTATCAATTGTGGTAGAAATAAGATATTCTTCCATATAATATTGCAACGCATCAGTAAAAAGATCTGCCGTTAAGATCCAAGGCATATTTTTATTTACAATAAAACCATACTTTTTAGCCACCTTAACATAACAATCAAAATTTGGATCTGCAATAAATTTTTCAAATTTCAATTTATCATTGTCAGCTGGAAGTCGAGAAATAGAAATACTTAATCCAGATATAAAGGGACTTACCACATTGGACAATAAAAAATTCTCCTGGGTTACCCCATAGGTGGTCGCTACGTATAGAAGATAGTCCGTAAATAGTGGGACAAAATCTTGATAATTTTTTATAACTTTATCTCCTTTATCTACGTGACTTTGGGCGAAGGAATCAATTGTTCCATCTATAAATGATTTCCATTTAGCTACGGGATCCGTATAGCCCAACACAGCACTTATATTCCAAATATCCTTATTCCCACTCTTAGTTAAGGCGCCCATTAGATATAACTCTTTCATGTGATTTGCAAAACCATTAAATGCGCTTTCTACAAAATTCAAACAAAAAATATTTGGATTGGCTGCTGCACGAATTTGTTTCAGATAGTCCGTAACAAGCACAATCGTATTTTGGCACCTATCAACGCGCCCATATAAATTTTTATTATACCAAGTATCCAAAGGACGAGGAACCTTTATAAGAGGGGGGTAGATGGCTTCTTTATAAAGAGATCTTTGAAAAAACTTTGCGCGCGAAGAAAGGTTATTATTCCCCCCAGGATTCGAAAGATCATTTATGGTATAATTAAATGTATAATTTTTGCTCATCCTAGGCCGGCCTTCTATAATTAGGTCTTTGGAGTGTCTCTCCACTATATGTATTTACAGCAATAATTTTATTTTGACTGAAATCCAAGCCTTCTTGGTTTGCTTTAACCATGACGTTGAAGCCTTCATCCGATATTTGGTGTTTGACGCTAGTTACCAAATGATAGCCTCCAAGACCTAACATCCGAGCAAGGTTGGGTACATTGCCCACAGCCTTAACTGACCCAATTCCAACCCCAATGGGCTCCACAAAAATGTACTGACCATTCTTATGAAGAGTGTTCCCTACCATGTCCATCTGAACCGAATATAGTTCTCGCATTTGTTCGGCGCCAAGGGCACCCTTTCTGGTTATTCGTGCTTCTCGATAATTTGGCATATCAATTCTATTAAATTTAATTTTTTTAGTTAGTCCACAAGCAGAACCTAGATAATAATGATAAATACCATTCTGAAAATCTTTTTCGTAGTCTCCGGTCAGCGGTCGTGAATCAACACTATAAAATATCATAGTCGGACACATTGGATCTTGGCCGGCGCGCTGTTGTCCAGTCTTATACCCACGAGAGGTTGCAATATCCATCGCTAACTCGGTTGCGTCAACATCTCGATTTACATAAGAACTTTGAAAATCAAAGGAAGCCATATCAAATTTTAAACTATAATTTAAAGTCTTTTCAAAACATAATGAATTAAAACATCTTACTATTAAATTAGAACACAGACTCTTTAGAAAAGACAGAAGAGAATACTTCTCTAGCTGTGGGCTGATAATATTTTGCATAAACCATTGTTGAAAATAGTTTAATGATACAGGAAGGCTCCCAATATTCATAGTAAACATCAGATTATTCATGGTTGCCCCCGCAAAACGCATTGGATCGACCTTATTAATCGACCTTATTAAATTTTTTGTTTGAGGATTTTCACAATTAATCTCCACATTTTTAATTTGCATCGCCAGAAGGGGATCTATAAGTTCAACAGATCCCAACAATAATTGCATAGCGCCATGATTGGTGCGTCCTTCAGGTACTGATAAGTGGCTCAATCTTTCTAGCGTGTTTTCGATGAGATCACCCAAATAGAAATAGGGGATGACAACAGATCCATCATCATACCCCTCAAGCACAGCAGACATGGCAATGTCGGACAAAGCCTCTAGTCGATCTTCCGTTAGCCGGAAACGGCCGGTCGCGTCTGGATCGCTCTCATCAATGAGTTTTGACATCTCCCCATGCTCCTCAGTACCTTTCTGTGCTGCTACTTGGCCCATGGTAATAAGCATACTTGTATCAAAATCCGCAGTTTTTTGAGGATCTCCGAATCCTCGTACCGCAGCATCCCCAGAAGATCGAGTTTTAGCAACTTGCGCGCGCTCATATGGGGTCATTCCCTTAAGAAGTCCCTGCCTATAGGTTGCAGCATCTAATGTTAGGCCATAGATTTTACCACTCTCATAAAGACCACACAAAAACCTTTTATATTTAAACATTTTATCTTTTTCTTCAATTTCAACCATCTCTTCTAGGTTGGCCTCCAAGTTTTGCGCGTTAGCACTTTGTTCGCTGAGTGGTTGTTCTCCTCCCTCTTCAAGCGCAACATTTTGTGCCTCCATTTCTCGATTCACCGCGGTCCGAAGATGATCCCCTTCTTCCTTTAGCTCCTTCAACTTAGCTGCGTGTATCGTGTCGCCAGCAAATACATCAGCACTTGGAGCAGTTAAAATTCCAGTAAGGGAAGCTTGATAATTGATCGTTAGTTGAACGGACCCATCTTGTTCGAAGGCCAGTTCGTGTGTAGTAACTTGTAAATATAGCGCTGTTTTTAGTTCGCTCAAAGCTGTTTGAAGTATGCTACCTTTTGTAAGAATACCGATACCAGGAATATCAATTTTCTGATTCATTTCTGGAAAGGAGTCTATATTGATTGTATCAGCGACAGACCATCCGGCAACAATTTTAACTCTAAACTGTTCGCCCTCATACCTTTCAGCTTCGATATCACATATTACGGGCCCCGTTGGCAACGGTGCCTCGGGACTAAGTGGCGTTTCGATAAAGGACGTCTCCGAAGACATAATCAAGTCTAAGTAACCCGCCTGATCGGGAATGCCGCCGCGGTATATCCCCTTCTTATCTTTATTAAGAGCAAATATATCTTGAACAGTCTGAAAATGTAACACTAACTGCGCAGTGATATTATTATCCACATCAGCTGGATTTACTCCATCTAGAGACCAAGAAAACGACTTGAGGCCCGCCCCAGGAAGACGACCTATATTTCCTTTGGTCATTAAACTTATATCACCTGGATCAACATAATTTCCAAAAGGAATTTCAGTCTCTTTGTAAGGAGTTAATGATTTGCCTTTATAGTCTACACGATAAAGTTTAATATGAGGGACCAACATCGCATATACATCAGGACATAATTCCAATAAAGATTTTACATAAGGCGCTGCTCCCTCACCTCCCATATTAAGATAAGAAAGCAAATTTCCAGGTTGGCCATGTTGTGAGGATGGGGAAATTCTTCCCATATGTGTATAGGGAGCAGAGGCGTCTTTTACAGAGGATAAATAATTAATATTTTCTAACAAGAAACACTGCAAGTCAAACGGTTCTAAGAAGTTACCAAAATCAGCTACCTGTGATGAATCTTTATCGGTTAGGGCCCCTTTAGTCTGGGGACGTCCAGTTATAGGACTTTGGATTCGTCTTTCAACACGGTCTGCACTTTCAACATCCGTAAGAACTGCATCTATCAGAGGATAGACGCGTCTCTGCATTTTCTCAGGAAAATTTCTTGCAACTCTAGCTATAAATTTACTAAAAAAAGGTTCCCGCGATACGCCGCGGGCGCGTGAGGGGCTCAACATATGAGATGCAATAGTAAGGGCTACGGCTCTCCATTCAGAATCAGAGGGCCGCATCCATGTATCTTTCTCGATATCGGTCATGATCGCGCCGGCGGCGCGGGGTGCAAGATCTCCAACAACAAGTGCATAACTTCCGGCGGCAAAGTCGGCCATGGTCAGCGGGCGAAGGCGCCAAGAAGTAGATATGCCGAACATCCCCGACGACTCTGATCCCTCTGGCCGTCCGGCGCAGTATAAACCACTCCTGGCGACGGCCGGGCCATGAGTAAAAGTGTACTTTTGTCGTGGGTCCTTGGTGGCCTGTGCGCCGCGGAAGGAATTAGAGGTATACATCATCGATAGTACAAGTTCTACATCGTGAATTGTAAGTACTCCGCTATCGTTATCAGGCCAGCACAATGATTGAGTATGAAGCGGAAGATAATTCTCTATACTATCTTCAGCCATTCCCTGAATTAGAGCGCCAAATGTTTTAAAATCTGTGGTGAGTGCCAGGACGGCCTCGAACACGTTCTGAGCGTTCTGCGTGCCAATACCACTATATTGGCTGTTAATTTTCGACTTAATCTGTGAATATTGTGCGTCGTCGACGAAACCGACATAGTCATCGTCTGTTAAGGTCGCCAGATCAAACTCAGGATCACGGGTCTTCTCCCGCGCAGTAGGGGAGAGAAATCCACGTCCCGTGGGTTCGTCAGCAAAACTATTTATAGCCGCGGGACTAGAAAGATAGCTAGCAAGAAACTCATCAATAGCGGCGGTAACAAATTCCTCCCACTTTCTCTTTGATGTTTCCTTAACATTAGGCTCTACCGTGGCCATTTAAATATTATTCCTATTCATCATATAGCCAAGTACCTGGCCAATTGGTAAAGGAATATAAATAACGTCGCCTAACTCTAAAGATCCTTCAGTAGGCTTTTGATTATAGTGGGCTATTACCCACCATAAAGTGGGATCTCCATAATATTCAGACGCGAGTTTATAATATCGATCGCCAGTTGTCCAAATATGCTGTATTTGCTTTAACTGCTGAATTTCTTTAACTGTAGGATAGCGCAACAACCCAGTACTATAATATTTAATTAATTTAACTCCGCGCTGCTCAAGTACTTTAGAATACTCTTCCAAATCATTTGTTAAAATAAATCTGTTATCGTAACGTGTTCCCACTTATCCTCTCCATCTATGGGTTTAATATCTGTCGGTGCTGCGCGGTCTCGATGTTGTGGCCGTCTGCCAGGGCTCGAAGTTCTACTTTTGAATAAACCGGGCCGTCGTTGGCGCCGCTACCCCAGAGACCGCGTTGGCGGGCAGAGCGGGCCTGCGTCTCGGTGCCAACTGTCATCCCGGAATCGATCATTCGCCGCGGAAATTCTCTAAGTCTATCGGCATTTTCTTCGGATCCTCCAAAAATATATTTTGGTTGGCCCTTGTTATCTGGCTGGCCGCGGCTCCATCCCATAAGGTGAGTATGTACTACGGTAAAATCTAATTGAACACTGTAATGCTGATAATTAATAATTTTTCCAGCTGAGCGGCCGCTGGGGAACGCGTCGAAGTCGCCCCAGGCTGGGAGGCGCGCCGTGTCGCCGGCGGGATATGCAAAAAATTGGCCCTCGTTAATTTCAGGCGAATATGTAAAGCCACTAAGGAAACCAACGAGGCCATCTAGATTGGTGTTTTCGATAATATTTGTCCACCCTAGTCTTAAAAGCGGGGGCGCGACAAGGACGCGCTGATTTTTCATTCTAGCACCACCTACATCCGGTGTCGTATCTGAATATACCGGATACAAAAATTGAGCTAGCCTGTTAAGACTTTGTTGATTTATGGTCGCCTCTTTTCGGTCGGCGGCCACCACATCAAATGCAAGCGAAAGCTTACGACCCGTACGCTGAAAAGTATACAGATCATCCATTCGACCATAAACTGGGGTACCATTCCAGCGTGAGGTAAACTGATCTTGAAAGTTGGTTACCCATCCATTAAAACGAACTCGTTGGTGTGTTGGAAGATGTTCAACACTAATTAAATAATTATCATGTAGCGTATGGGGTTGTTTCGGAGGAAAATAGCCACCCATGGTCGGGAAGGCGCCGTGTTCCATATCCGATTGATATCCACTAATCGGTCCGCCGGAGTGGCCGGGATCTAAATCATGAGGCATTTACTTAATCTCCGATAAAAAATACTATAAATTTTAATTTGTTTATTGTGTAGTTTCTTCATTTCTTACCTCGAAGGAAATGGGCCAATACGTTCCATCGCCTCAACACTATCTAGTACTTCGATCATTTGTTGGTTTAATTCTTTTTCACCTATCTTAACCACAACATTGGTATCGCCACCTCTATCTCTGGATGATCCTTTTATAGCGGCCACAATAGGATCAGTCACGACAGATTCTAAGATAGGTGCCCAGGTTCCCATTAGCATTCCTCTCTTAAAAGCTCCCAATGGCGACTTAGCCAACAACTCGGCGGCGCTTCCAGCCACATCACTTGCGGCCCGATTATAGTCGCCCATCATACGTGAGAAAGGCCCGTTGGGTTTGGCGGCTATAATTTCATCTTCTTCTTGTGGTTGTATAACTTGGCCCGTAGGGGTGACGATTATACCACTGCCGCGCCAATCCCCCACTGGTGTTGGGGTTGCTTCCTCGAATATTCGCCGCTCCTTCTGGCCAATGCCCATGGTCCCGAGGTACCAGACATCGCCCAAGGCGGTCTTAAAGGCGGTCCACTTGTCCATACCCTGCTGCATTCGTCGATTAAATTGCCCAATCAGCATAATAATCTGTCCCAAGGGGCCCGTCATCACCAGGAGGGTTGCCCCCACATTTTTAAGCATTTCTTGCCAACCATAGCCAGCCTTGTTCATCTTATAAATATAATAAGCCCAGGCGGCCGCGAGGGCGACGACGACCGATATAAGAACGAATGGACTTAGATTCCATGCGATCGTGAGGCCCATTAAAGCAGTCCTCAATATTCCAATCGCACCGGCGATCTTAGTATATAAAGCACCAACACCCAAAGCCTTAAGACCTATAACAACGTAGCCCAAAGCCCCAGCGACCCCGGCGGCCAGCCCCGCATATACTATCCACTTCTTTGTTCCTGCATCCAGGCTTTGAAGTAGTTTGGAAAAACCCCTTATAAGATCTACAATAGTATCAAAAATATCTTTATTGTCAACTATTAGATTTCTGACGGCATTGCTTAATTCATCCATCACGCTTTTTGTATCAATAGCTAGTTTTGCGAGGGTTTCTTGTTGACGAATCTCTAGCTGCTCAGCTGCCGATAGATTTCTCATTGCGCGACTTAAAGTATCTACATCAGTACCCATTGCGCTGGCATACATCTTTTTTTCATACTTATTCAAATCAGAAAATATGATACCAGCAGCATCCGCAGCGCCTTTGAGCAGTTCCATTCTCTCAGCCTCAGAGGCATTTACCATATCAATAGAGTTAAGATAGGGGCCACCCAAAATTGCATTGAGTTTTCCGACCGCCGTACTCGCGTCTTCGAAAGTATCAAATTGCTCTCCAACAAGGCCCAAAATTTGATCTACCGAAAGTCCTGTTGCCTTAGATTGCTTTTCTAGTTCTTTGAAAATCTCTACCATATGCTTTCCATAAAATGCAAGTTTAGGTACGGCCGCTGCAAAATCACGAACAACATCTTGAATATCTTTTCCTAAACTAATCGCAACATCTTTGAGAGATCGGGTTAAAGCATTGGTTTCAACTACGTTCATCCCCAGTGTTCTGGTTGCTTGATCCATTACCCGAGTGGTGAGGGCGCTTGAAACACCCAGCTCGCCCATCAAGGTAACTGTGTTGATAAGAGATCTTTTGCTAGCATCGCTAGTCTCTGTAAACACGCTCATATTTCTATAGAGGCTACTCAGAGCTTCCCCGGATTCTTTGTAGGTTACCCCTGCAGCACGATTTGCATTCCGCACATCCACCATAATATTTTTATATTGCATTCCGGCGCCCGTAGTTTTTCTAAATGCTGAATATGACTCATCCGCGGCCAAAGCCATATCCAGTAACCCTCCCGCCGTGGCGAGGCCGATATTTACGAAACCTTGGAGAGAAAACACATTACGCCGAAGCTCTACGGCAAGCGATGCAAATTCGGTAGTAGTTTTGGGAATATACTTTTGATACAGCCCACCAAACGTGCTACTCAGACCAAAAAGAAGATCCCCATATTGCTTAGCAATGCGGCCGCCTTCTGCTACTTCCTGATCATGTTTCTGTCGTGCCTCTGTAAGATTACTAATCGCGGCCTCCGCGATCCCGATATTTATAATCTCTGCACTTCTTTCGGTAGCCGCGGCATCGGCGGCAATCGTACCAGCCTTTGTTCTTGCATCAATGAGTTCTAATGCGAGTTGGTGCCGGCGTAACGACGCTTGGGCATGTTTCTCTGCGGCTGCCTCCATCGTTATTAGAAGGTTCTGATACCGATCCTGGGCGGCAATCATGCGCTCTAGTTTGTCGATGTCTGTCGGGGGGAGAGGCGGTGGCATAACTTAGTCTTTTTAGGCCTAGTTTTTAAAGGGCCAGTGTAAACCAGTTTCTCTTTCAAAGTTTTTAATCGAATCCATAAGATTAGCTCTATTATTTAGCGTTCGTGGGTCGTTTAAACCGTATTTGATATAGCTATCCATATATCGTTTTTCGCCTCGCAGTGATTGAAAAAATGACTCAACTTGATTTTGTGATCCGCGCACTGTAAGCGGAATATCAATCCCAGCCTGATAAAGACCCTGCAAGAGGGTATTGACCTGATTCGAGAACCGACTATAAACGTAGACTTCGGTTAGCGATCTATCGGTTAGATCAATGACCATTTTATCAGACATTGGTGCGCACTCCTTCTTTAATTAGTTAAAAAAAGAAAAAGGCGCCTTTATCGGCGACTATCGTGACGGGCTTCTTCCATGGCTTTATTTTGATTGTCGTATTCCTTCATCAGGCGTTCAACAAACCACCGCCTTAATTGAACGGGAAGATTGTAAGCTTCAAAAAAAGACCAGCCGCCATAATGTTTAAGTGCAAAAAATTCCTCATAGACTGCGGCTTGGTATTCAGGAGTTAGGCCAAAAAAACTCTGCCGTTAATGGCATACCTACCTTCCCTAAATGGTTACAGCTATCGCACTCAAAATTAAAAGTCAAATCAATGTCTGGCATAAGCTGTTCATATGCAGTCCTTATTTTTCGAGATATAGAAGCCGGCACAGCATTACAAAACTGTTTAATGATACTGGGCTCGCTCATGTTATTAACACTTACAATTATGGCCTCTAGTTGATCTGTAATGTTGGTTTCTGGCAACTTGAGCTTGCGACGTTTTTGTCTACGTTGCCCTACGGATTGCTCATCAGAGCCTTTAAGAAGTTGAACTTCTATTTTTAGATCTAATTCATCAAATGAAATTAAATAGGTACCTTCCTCCGTCAAAATTGCATTTTTTGGAGTTTGAAGCTCTTTTAAAGATAGAGAATTAAGATCAATTTCTTCCTCTTTCGAGGTATTGCAAATAGGACATGTCACGTTCGTGATATAACGCGGCCCATAGCCCGTTATACGCGTAGCTATAAGTAGTGCATTCTTGTCCCCCACCAATAGATCATTAACCTTGATGTTTTTATCAACCAGAACAGATTGCAAAAGCCTATCTAAGGCCAATCCCTTGCGAATCAAAGCCTCAGATGTCAGTAAATCCTCTTCTTTTGCTGTCATATGTTTAATTTCTACGGTATCAGCCCCATGCAATGGATGATCCGGAGGATAAAGTAATCCCTGACTTGGAAGATCCACAAATTCTGTGGGTATTACAAAAGAGAACATACTTTCTTCGTTTTGTGCGCCAACTAGGGCGGCTGAAGGGGATTCATCCCTCTCTATTCCGGGTCCGTCAATGCGTCCCGAATTTCTTCTAGCCATTTATCACCTTCTTTCTTATTATTGTCCAGCAGTTAAGTAGTTACAACGTCATATGATATATATGTAGCCCAATCATACCTGAAAGTTACATCAATGTTAAGTAAATCATCGCCGGCATAATCCAAATCACCAAACTTTACAGCAGTAATAAAGGCATTTTGAAGTCTCCAGGTACCGGCTGTTTCGCCCTTACCCGTAAGCTCATCAATTTCAACCTGGCCGAGGGCCGCTAGCGCTTGGGCTTTATTAACGGTACCAACTTCTCCTTCTATTAAAGCATCAAGCTGTTGGTCCGGTCGCAAATACCCGGATTTGGAAAGAGCATCGTAAAGAATTTTATTTCCATCCGGGGCAAGAGAGTTTACAATAATAGCATCACAAGTTTGCCATTCAACGGTTCCGGGATAATAGTAGGTATTTCCAAGAAACTTATGAGGAGTCTCTGAAACCGTAAAGGAGGGCTTCGTAACAGACTTGGCTAAATACTCAGCATAGGAGTGTTCCTGAGATTCGTCAATAAGGTTTGGTAACCTTAAAATAAATCTATGTTGTCTTTTAGGTTCTGATAATGCGTCATTCCAAAATGCCATTAGTTTAATTCTCCTACAGTTCTAAAATTAAATAGTATAAAGTGAGATAAAACTCTCTTCTCTTTTTAATCAGTAAAGGCTGCTCCCGTTCTAGTAATATTAAAGTCAATTGCGATATATTCAATCGCCCGCGCCGGCTTCAAGAAGATCTTCGCATAAAGAATATTTCTATCAATAAGATCGGGCGTCGTTGTTGTCTCATCTAACACAACCTTATAGTCAGTCAAACCAAAGTTGGTCTGAACGTTTGCAAGGAAGGGTTCCACTAACGAGGTGAAACGAGCCCAAGTAGTTTTCACATTCTGATCGAACAAAATGGTCGATGCCATTTGAGAAATACGCTTTTTAATAAAGATCATAAGTCTACGCACGTTAATGCGATCGAGAGCAGACGGTGTTACTTGCAACGTCTTCTGTCCAAAAATCACAATACCTTCAGCTGGGAATTTTGCAATAGGGTTAATGTTCGCAGCATATAGCTCGTCTCGGTCTTTACGACGAAGCTGGTGGGCCAC